TCCATCTTGTACTATAGGAAATAATGCACTACTCGATGGGGTAGTGGTCGTGGTCAGTTCTGATATTTTTTTAGTTGCCATCTATTGTATCGTCCAGGTTGTTGTTGCAGGTGGTGTAATATCTTGCCAATCGTCAGCATCTATACCACTTGCGTCATCTAATTTAATTAATTCATTACTTTCTGTTGCTAAAACAAAAAGGTTGCTTTCTGTTTCTATGTATCCTGATGCTGTTTCTTCTATTACTGCCCATGTAGTCATTAGTATAATCCGTAGTCTACTCTTGTTGTTGGAGCTACGCCTGAATGTCTATCTCTTTCATTTGAATCTATTATATCTTTTTTTGCTCTGTCATAAAAACTAGCCCATGTTTGTATTCTTTTATCGTTTTGTAAATAAGGTTCTGCTTCTACCAATGAACCATATAAATAAACATCAGGATGATTTGTAAGCATATCGTTTGTTGTATTTGAATCTGATAATGGTGTAAAATATTTATAATAAAGTATTTCTATTTCATAAACACTATCAGGTAAAGGTCTTAATTGAATATTGTTTCCAATAATACTATATGCTTTTGGTTTACCCTTATTACTTCCTGCATAAATTCTATCCATTTGTTCAGGTGTTAAATATTCTAAAGATGTTTTTGGGTCAGTGTTAAGTTGTATATTACGCATAGCAACATATTGTTCAGGTAAAGAATAATATTCAGAGTCAGCAATTGTATTAGCTGTAACTCTAGTTTCCATTCTTCTTATTTTAAAATCACGTCTATGTCTTGTTTCAGCTAATGATATAAAAGTAGAAATAGAATCTGTTAAATCTGTTCTATCTAACCAGTCAGCAATAGCTGTTTTAAGTTCTGAATAATTTGATATTGCCATTATATTCGCCTGTTAGTTGTCTTTAAGTACCTGTAGTCAGGACTGTTTAATAATTTTTTGACTGCTTGTGCATGGTCTTTTTTGTATACATCAACCCCAAATAATTTTTTCCATTCATAAACTACAGTCATTGGTATACGAGCAGAAAGTCTAAACTCATCTCTTATACTATGGTCTTCGTTCTGTAATTTTTTATTTTGGTCTATAAGGGGTTGTATATTTTCAATGTGTTCTATAGCGAACTCACCACTAGGTTCGTGATAATGAAATATTTGTCCGTTACCTAGTTTTCTTCTCATTCACTTAACTCATCTATATATATGTTAGCAGTTCCCGAAGCTATGATAGCAGCAACTTTCATGCCACCGTCAATTTTAAATACTTCAGGGTCATATGCACCTAATATAGTTGTACTAGCTGAAGCTGTTGGAGCTGCTCCAAAAGCAATATGTACAGCGTTTGTATCAGATACTATTCTAACATACTCTGTGTTTGCATTAGTTGCTGCTGTCACTTGTGAGCCAGTATTTACACTTCTTACGATAGTGTTTGTTACTCTCATCTTTGACATATTTATCTCCTAATTATAAATGTTACTAACAATTTTTTAGTTCCAGTAGAACCACCATCAGTAATCATTTCAATTGTGCCATCTTCTTGCACTGTATTTAATGCAGTAGGTACTGATGAATCTACATCACCTGCTGCTGAACCTGAGTGTGCAACTGTTATGCCACCACCTGTTACAGCAGTACCACCTAGTTCAAAACTAATAGCAGCATTGCCACCACTTATAGCTCCTTGAAGTGCAGTAATAATTTTAACAATTCTACCACCGTCAGGTACTGGTACAAATGTGCTTGAAGCAGTAGATACATCTTCTATCTCTGCTGTTACAAAATAATCGTTTAATGTTCTCATTAAATTTCTCCTTGTATTAATAACCCTCGTTCCGAAGTGATACATTCTTCAAGGTCATTATTAATATGTATCTAGGTGGGGACAGGAAAATGAAGAAAACCTGCCCCCGTACAACGGGTTGTTGTATTTTTTATGAAGTTGTCAAGTCAGCAATAGTCGCTGAAGACGCTTCGTTTTTAGCAACAAGTGTCCACTCAGAAAGCAATAAGCGTTTCTCAGCATCACCAGTTTTTGCTAGTTCTTGTGTTTGGAAAGGTCTTAAGAAACCAACGCCAAACATTTCTGTATCAACTACTAACGCACTTCTACCTGAAGAACGTAGGAATCTATCAGCTACTACTCTAACTTCACCGAAGTCAGAAACATAAACATCAATAGTAGCAACTAAGCTTCTATCTTCTGCCATGTCCATACGAGTAGAATTACCAGTAAATCCTGATACTTTCTGTTTATTGAATGAACCAACAATCAATAGGTCAGGGTCACCACCATTATCAAAGCAAGATTTTAATTCGCCTTTCAAAATAGATTCTGTAAGAATCCTTTGTGTCCCATCTGTCACAGCACCTGCTCCGTTTGTAGAGCCACCACTACCGTGTGATTTGTTAGTTGTTGTCCATGATTCAAAACCTCTAGATTTACGAGCAGAAGCTCCATTTCCAGAACCTGCTGAATCAGCAGTTTTACCTGTTAGGTCTAGTTCCATATCACGTTTCAGTTCTTTACCTGCTTTAGCTATTTGATAAGCAAGTTCAGAGTTACGACCTGCATGGTCTACTGCTTCTTGAGTTCCTGAAACCATAACAGGTTTGTAAGAAATCTGTGTATAGTTGTGAACACGAGTAGTAGCAGATAATGCAGCACTTGGAGAGTCATCTCCCTCTATTTGAGCATTTGATGCAGCAGAAGCTAAACTATCTGTTTGCCATTCATGTTTAACTGCTGTTGCAGCACCTGTCCCAATGGACGACATGAACGGTGTATCTGTTGGAGAAATGTCATAGATTACATTTTGTAAGTCTTCACGATTTCCAACGGCATCAAACGTTTCAAATGTGTTTGATAATTGTGCCATTATTTCACCTTTGTGTTATAAGTTAATTAAAAAACTATCCAAACATGGATTCAATGTACTTCGCAGCATCATTGACTTTCCCTGATTTTTTAGCTTTTGATTTTAATTGCTTAACACGTTCAGATTTGACCTCACCTTTAGAAGCAGAAGTTCCCGGTTTCTGTACTTTAGGTACAACCTTTGTTTTCTTTTGAGATATTTTAGCATCTAAAAGATTCTTATACTTCATAGCATCGTGAAGCACTTGGATGCTTCTTGCATCAATTAACATACCAATTTCCTGTTCAGAAAATCCTTGAGCTTTAGCATAATTTTTTATGTCAAGCTTAAGTTTTGCACCCTTTTCAGGATGATTCCATTCAGGTAACTTGCCGTTTAATATTTCAAGTTGTTCTTCTCTTTGCTTCATTAACTGTCCTTGCATTTCTTTTTGCTGTGCTTCTTGAGCTTTCGCTTTTTCATTTGCAATTTTTGTTTTGTTTTCTTGCAAATCACGCAAAGCATCTTTACGTTGCATATAAGTTAATGGGTCTTCTTCCTTGAGTTTTTCCAAATCTTGTGACTTAAGATGAGCTATCTCATAGTCATTAGATTCTTCTAATTGCTCAAGTGCCTGAGTGTATCGCTGTCTTTCTTGTTGAGTCGCAGTTAGCTCATCGTCTATTTGTTTGCGTTGCTCTGACAATACTCGAGTTTTTTGCATGTAATCAGAAGTTCTGCTGTAACCTTGTAATAGTTCGTCTTGGGTTACCTCTACTTCCTTGCCGTTTACTTTAACGGTGAAAGTGCTTGGTTCTTCAACTTCCTCTACTGGTTCATCAGACATATCTTCAGCAGTCAATTCATTTGAATTTTCTACTTCGGGTTCAACTGATTCGGCAACATCCATTGCCTGTTCAGAAACCACATCCTCGGTTTCTGTTTCTACTACAGTTTCAGGAGTTTGCTCTTTTGGAGTCTCCATCAAACCTAGTAGTGCTTCTTGTGCTGACACAACGTCAGTCACTGGAATTCCTTTATGTTTGCTTTCTTTATTATCCATTACTTTCTTCCTCTATTTGTTTTAGTATTTTTGGTACGACTATAGATAAAACTCTTTCTTTATCTAAATTAGCTGCATCACAACAAAAGTCTAAATCTTGATTAGGTTCTAAAAAAAATGTCCTTGCTGTATAAATATTCATAGACATTATTCTTCTTCTGCTAAATTGCATTGGACTAAGTTTTCTTAACTTACCATTAGTCCATTTATATCTAACAGGTCCTAACCTAATATAGGCATAGTCTTTTTTGTTTTCTAAAGCATCGTCCCATGTTTGTTTTAGAACTGCTGCCCAAAGTTTATTTAATCTATTCTCAGGTATTCTTTCCTTAATCAAGATTTATTTTCTTCCTCCAGTATTCTTCCGTTATCTAACGTTTGTACTAAAGTATTTTTAACTTCGAGTATCGCTCTTTGTTTATGGTAAAGTGCTTCTCTTATTTCTGTATCTTTAATGTCTGTAGATATCCATTGTTGGTATCCACCATTAAGAACAGTATTAAATGCAGCTACCATCTGAGGATTCTCAAGTAATAGCTTTGCTTGTTTTCCTGCTTCAATAGCAGCTTCTTTTTTATCTTCCATTATTTTTTCCTGTAATGCTATCCACAGCACAGGTCTAGGTACTCAAACCATTTCGAGTCTATCTGTATATGTGGGTCTAGTTAATTACTGTTGGAGTGTTTTTTGTAAAGATTCCTGTGTTAATTCCATAGGTATCTTCTTTGTTCCTTTGAGAAATTTTCGTATAATGTCAGGAGTGTATCCTATCTTACGATGAAATTCCTCAACGGAAATTCTGTTTTTTAACATAAAAGTTTGTAATTCTTCTTTTTTCAAATCTGTTTTAATTTATCTATAGTTGGATTCTTTTGTTTAAATTCTTTTGCTAAGTCTACATGAGCTAGTTTAGAAGCTTGTCCATTACTGTATCCCATAGAAATGTAATGGTCGTACCTAGACTCGTAATATTTACTACGTTTTTGTCCCTCTTCTTTTTTTGAATGTTGAGACATACGTTGGTTTTCCTCCTACTCCTTGGGTCTTACTTCTTTTTCTACTTACAGCAGATGTTTTTTCAGAAGCTGACATAGCTTTTGCTTTAGCTAATGGTACACACTTAGGATATTTTCTTTTACTTCCTTTAGACCTACCACAAGGTTGGTACTTACCATTCTTTTTAGGAGAACCAATGTCTACCCATTTTTCATCTACCCACTTCTTAAGCCCTTTTTTTGCCATTACGTTTTCCTTTGGCAGATGCTTTTGGTTTTATTCTACCTGAACAAACGCCTGATGCATACATATTTGCATATGCACTTGGATAAACTTTAAACTTTCTTTTAGCAGCAGCTTTTCCTTTTGCACATAGTTTAGCCATTATTTACCTACTTTGCTCATTGCAATCTTGTGTGATTGTGTAAATGTTTTACCTTGGTTCATTAGTTTACGCATCATTGTCATATGTTTAGATGTATGATGTACCTTGTGTTTATTTAATAAATCTTTTTGTTTTTTTGTTAAAGCCATTAGTAACTAGGTTTTTTTTTATTTTTTTTATTTTTGTGATTCTTTGGGCATTTCATATTTATCTCCTATAGTAAATCAAAAACTTTATCAGCTTTATCACTTAGTAAAGCTAAAACTATTATAGCACCATACACAACATACTTGAATCTAAAGACTTCTACCTTTACATCACGCATATCTTTTTCAATATGATACAAGTGATTGTTCTTTATAATCTGTATATCTTTTTTAATTATTTCTATTTCAAGATTTAATTCGTTCAAGTCTTTCATTAGTCACCTATTTTTACTGGGCGTTGTTGTGTAGCTTCAAGTGCAATTTCCATTTCACCTTGTTCTAATTTTTGTTGTTTCAATCTTAGTTCTTCTTGTTTAATTAAGAAGTTTACTTTAGCTTCTCGTTTCTTCAATTCTAGTTCTTGTTGTTTAAGCTTAGTATCCAATTCTAATTCAGCAGTCTGTAATTGTAATTGTTTTAATTCTATTTGTGCCTTTTGTATT